TGATATAATTGATTATCTAAAAAAGAATTGTGTTGATAGATGGGAAGATATATTCCTTAAATCAGAAATCAGTAATGAAGTTAATGATATAATTGATCATTACATTGAAGACTATTCGGATTTAGATGATATTAAATTTTGGGTTTGTATGGAGTTAAATGACTTAGAAGAGTTGAAAGAAATGTTACCAAAACTTGAACAAAAAGAAGAGTATGAAAAGTGTCAACTAATAAAAAATAAATTAGAAGCAAATGAAATGGATTAATGACTTTAAGATATTTGAAGCAGATGAAATTCAAAATGATAGTCCTAAAAGATCTGAACGTCTTTTAAGTCAAGCTCAAAAAGAGTCTAAAAATGATCCAAAAGGTTCAGGACCTAAACCATCTATGGTTTTTACTGATGTAGTTGGTTCATCTAAAATGTGGTCTGATGATCCGATAACAATGTTTCAACAATTAAAAGGGCATCATAAATTAGTTCAAGAACTTTCTGAAAAGTATAATGGTTGGATTGTTAAAACAATTGGTGATGCTTTTATGGTTTACTTTGAATCCGATAATAACTCATTGTTAAACGCAATAAAATTTTCTAAACAATTAATACTAACTGAAAAAGCATACAATTTAAGAGTTGGTGTTTGTGAAGGTTATATGGATCAACAAACATATCGTATCCAAAAAGTTGACTTAAAAGATTTCTTTGGAAATACTGTTAATGTTGCTTCTAGAATGGAGTCTAAGGTTGCTGAGAGTGGTGGTTGTATAGCATTCTCATCTGTTGATGGTATAAATGAAAATAAATTATCATTAATAAAAAATTCAACTAGTAAGGAATTAGAACAAGTTGATTTAAGTAAATACGATTTAAGAGGAGCAACTATTAAAAAGGCTTACAGAGTTAGGATAAAATAATATTTATTCTTATATTTGTATTTATGGAATTCATATGTGTTAGTAATAAGTCTAAAAGAGACGAATTAATCATAGGTAAAACTTATGACATATTTGAACATGAACATCCTAAATGTGTTTGGGTAAAAATACCAAATAATAATACTTACAAAACAATTCAAGCTTACTCAGAAGATTTTAAGTCGGTATCTGATTGGAGAAATGAACGAATAGATAGTATATTGAAATAAAAAAAACCAGTCTTAATGACTGGTTTTTCTTTTTGTAGTGGCTAATTCCTTACCACCTTCTGTAATTCTAACAGGAAATCCCCATAAGTATTCAACGTGTGGAAGAACTTTCTTAATATCACTATAATCTAATCCTTTGTTATTAATCGGAGTATATTCTAATGTTAAAGTTCTATCTCCGAATATATCAACGTCATAAACTTGAATATCTGGAACATATCTACTTCTATTATATGATTGAGATAATGACTCTCTTACTTTTCGATATCCATTCTCATTGTGAATAGAACTTACTTCATAGTAATTGTTTTCCATTTTATCATCAATCTCAAATAACTTCATATCTCTAATAACTTTTGGTGAGAGATATTGAAGAACGAATGTTTCATCCTTAAAGTTCTCAACAATATATCTAAAGTTTTCAGCCCAATTACCTTTACCAGCAATCTTAGGAAACCACTCTAAATCTTCTTTTGTTGGGTTTAACGACATTCTTTTCAAGTCTTGAAAGATATTAAATCCTAATGTATATGGGTTCAATCCCGAGTAGAATTTAGAGTCAAATCCTGGTTGAAAAATTACATTAGAGTGATTGTGATAAAACTCTTGCATAAAACCATCACTTAAATATCCTTCATCATACATTTTATTAATAATCTCATAGTGTGTGAAAGTAGCACAACCCTCGTTGATTACTTTTGTTTGACCTTGTGGATAAAAGTATTGAGATGTTTTTCTAACAATTCTAACAATCTCTCTTTGCCATCCTCTTAACTTTGGTGAGTTTTTCTCAATAAAGTAAAGAATGTTTTCTTCTGGTGACTCAGGAAATCTTTTCTCCTTTAATTTCTCTTTCTCATCTTTTGGTATAGTTCTCCAAAGATCATTAAGAAGAATTCTGTCATCTTCTAATTTCTTTCTAAGTCTTTCACCTTCTTCACTTGGACTTAGTTTTCTAGGTTTTTTATATTTATCAACACCGTAATTCATTAAGGCGTGACAAGCATCTAATACTGCTTCAACTTCTTCATAACCATATTTCTCTTCACATTTAGCAACAAACTCTTTAGCAAAAACCATATAGTCAATAATTGAATCAGCTTGTGTCCATTGTTTGAAAAGATAATTACTCTTAAAGAATGTGTTGTGACCATATGCTGCGTGAGCTAATACAAGTATCATTAAACAAGTTGTATTATCTTCCATGTTGTAAGATATACAAGGATTTGAGTTGATAACAAGCTCATAAGCTAAACCCATTCTTCCTTTCTTATACTGGTTAGAGTTGATAACGAAATCTTTACCAAACTTCCAGTGATTATAAGAAATCGGAAGACCAATTAGTGAATAAGCATCTAACATTTGTTCAGATGTTATAATCTCAAATTGGTTTGGATATGTTTCAATACCTAAATATTCTTGAGCAATTCTACTAACAACTTTATCAGCTTCTATAATAGTTTCGTCAGTCCAATCAGGCTTTGAAAATAATTTTTTTAATTCTTCTTTAGTCATCATGCTGTTTTCTTTTTAAAGAAATCTTGGAATACTTTCCAGATTTCACCTACTTCATTAATTTTACCTATCTCAAAGTTTTTTCGTTTATCAGAAAGAACTTTATAGTTATTCCAAAGATCACCTGGATTGTTTCTACAAATCTCAATATAAATCATATATTGTATTCTATTTAAGATATCAACATCTAATATCTTATAACAATCACTAGCATCTGATTTATCCCAAACATCACCATCTGAGGCTTGAGCGGCATAAATATTCCAACCATCAGTGTATCTTTCTTTAATAATCTTAGCCATTAATTCTAAGGCTGAAACTACAACAGTACCACCACTTTCTCTTGAATTAAAGAACTCATCTTCTGTTACTTCTTTCGCAGTAGTATGATGTCTAATAAAAACAATCTCAATCTTTTCATATTGTTTAGTTAAAAACATATATAACAACATAAAGAAACGTTTAGCAATATCTTTTTCTTTTTCACCCATTGAACCAGAAACGTCCATTACACAAAACATAACGGCTGATGTAACTGGTACGGCTACTTTCTCAAAGTTATTGTATTGAAGATCAACTTCTTCCATAAACGAAACAGAAAGTTTCATTTTTTTAAGTTTATCTAATTCAGCTTCTAACTTAATTCTTTCATCGTCAGCTAAATCTAATTTAAGTTTTTCTTCAATTTCTTTAATCTTTTTATCAAAGTATAATCCAATAGCCATTCTACGAGCCATTGAGTTTTTGTAAGATCGTGTTACGTTCAATCTACTAGGATTTCCATAATTAGAATAACCAGCTCTTTTTTGCTTAAAGTCAACAATTGAGTTTAGATGTTTTTTAACCATATCTGGTAATTCTAAGTCAGAGAAAAAGTAATCTAAAAATTCTTCTCTACTAATAGAAACTGTAAAGTCATCTTCAGTTACATTTGGATCATTAGATCCTTTTCCTTGTCCACTTCCTTTACCGTCACCACCTTTTGGTTTTTTAATTAAATCACCTTCAGTATATTCTTTGTTTCCTGGATGAACGTGTTTTTTATCACCTGTTTCTTTATCATAAGTGAATTGTGGTTCATTAATTCCTTTAACTGGGATATTTACCCTTTCTTTTGATGAAGTTAAATCTTTAACATTGGTATTCTTAACGATGTCAGGGAGGGCCTTTTTAATTTGACCCTCTATCCTTTTAAGTAGTCTTTGTCTATTCTCAGAAGATTTGCCTTTCGGACTTTTTCTTCTATCTACTATATTTATCGACATCTATTCTAAATATTTTTTTAATTTTTCTAATTCTAATTAAGTTCTTAGGTGGCATGTAATAAGAAATTTCTACTTCTTTTACATAAACACCAGGACTAACATATTTTGGTTTATCCATTAACTACGAGCTCTTTCTAACACGTAAGTACCAATCAGTTAATAACTTAATTTGTTTGTTAGTATAACCTCTCTCAACCATTCTATTAATGAACTCAGAATGTTTCTTCTCTTCATCTTTAGAAGCTTTAGAAGTGAAAGAAATAACCGGAATGATGTCCTCAGTTTTAGAGAAGATTCTCTTTTCAATCACGTTTCTAATTTTCTCATAAGAATCCCAAGTTGGTGATTCACCATTCTTAGCTCTATGTCTTAAATAGAATTGTACTACGTCATTTCTAAAGTCTTTAGGGTTAGCAATACCAGCAGGTTTTTCAATTTTTTCTAACTCCTCGTTAAGAGCAGCTCTATCAAATTGTTGTCCTGTTTCTGGATCTCTAAAGTCATTATCTTGACACCAGTGGTCAGCATAAGTGATATATCTTTCAAATAAGTTTTGACCATATTCATTATAAGAATCAACGTAAGCTTTTTGAATTTCTTCACCAATAAATTCAGCATATTTAGCACTGATTTTAGATTTTAGAATATTTAAATAATAATCTTCTGTTTCTTTAGGTAATTGAAGTTTAACAATTTCATTTTCTAAAACATAGAAAAGATGAACTGGATTAGCGGCAACTTCTTCAGAATCGTGGTTAAATACTTTAGAAAGAACTTTAAACGCGAAACGAGTAGAGATACCATTCATACCTTCTGTGATACCAGCAAAGTCTTTATACTCCTGTAATGATTTAGCTTTTGGATCAGATTCTTTTAAAGACTCACCATTATAAACTCTCATTTTAGAATATAAGTTTGAATTCTCTGGATTTTTCAATCTAGTCATTACACAAAACTTAGCTAATAAATCTAATGTTTGTGGTGCACAAGGTGCTCCTGAAAGAGAAGAGTGTTTTAATAATTTATCATAAATTAAAACTTCTTCTTCAACTCTTAAACAATAAGGAACTCTTACAATGTAAACACGGTCTAAGAAAGCCTCATTCTTTTTATCATTAGAGAAAGTTTCCCATTCAGACTCATTTGAGTGAGCTAAGATAATTCCTTGGAATGGAATAGCTGGTAAGTTTTCAGTACCATTAAAGTTACCTTCTTGTGTAGCAGTTAGGAGAGGGTGAAGAACTTTGATAGGAGCTTTAAACATCTCTACGAATTCCATCATACCTTGGTTAGAACGACAAAGTGATCCAGAGTAGTTATAAGCATCTGCATCATTTTGTGGAAACTCTGCTAATTTTCTGATATCTACTTTACCTACAAGTGAACTAATATCACTTGTGTTCTCATCACCTGGTTCAACTTTAGATATAGCAACTTGTGAGTTTATTGAACAAACCATCTTAACTACACTAAAGTTCATAAGATCACCACTATCCTTCTCCAATCTCTTAGTAGCCCATGGTGAAGGACAACTTGGAACATATCTAGATGGTATTCCATATTCATCATTAAGATCATTTTTAACTGATGAAAAAAGACCTAATGGACTTTCAAAAACAGGGGAAATTTCATCTTTATATTTCAGTACATAGATAGTTGTACCATCTATTAATTGTTTTAATCTTTCAGCAAGTGATGATTTACCACCACCAACTGGTCCTAGAAGATAAAGAATTTGTTTCTTTTCTTCTAAACCTTGAGCTGCATGTTTAAAGAAAGAAACTATTTGTTCTATTGAATCTTCCATTCCAAAAAATTCAGAAAATGCTGGATATCTTTTTATAATCTTGTTTGAATATATCCTACTCAATCTTTCATCATATTTGGTGTCTATCGTTTCTGGTTCACCAATACTATCAAGTATTCTATCATAAACATTCCAATATAGAGATTTGTCTGTTTTGCATTTTTTTAGGTAATCTTCTATGGACATTTCTTCATCCACATGAGAATACTTATTTTTTAATTTTCCTAATATACTCATAATATTAAATTTACTTTTTTTTATTTATTAGATAAATAATCTTTCCTTTATTTTATCTATAGCTTACTTATTTGTTTGTTAATTCTAAGAATTTCCAAATATATCCACCAGCACTTTTACGTTTACCAAGACAACACTCAGATATATTTTGTGAAAAAATTGACAATTCTTTACTAGCAATTACTATACCATTCCATTCTTTTAAAAATTTTCCATCTTTTGAAAATTGTCCAATTCTTTTTATGTTTGGATTCAATTCACCAGTCTTACCATACATTGGATTTTTTTCACCAGAAACTCTATCGCTATGTTTAGTTTTATATTCTTTCATTTTTTTATCTGCTATATCTTTACCATAACTCTCCACCCAGAATTCATATACTGATTTGTGACCATTTTCTTCAAAATGTTTATTAGAGATATCTTTTAACAATAATATTGTTTCTTTACTATGTTTTATACCAGTATTTCTATCAGCAGTTTTTCTTATGTTATACATATTAAATCTTTCAAAGTAGTAGTCTAACCAATATTGTTCTCTTTCAATAAGATTATTTTCAAATTCTACATATTCTATCACCTCAAATAAAAATGAATTTTCCCCATTTATATCCCATGATGATTGTAAATGTTTATTTACGTGTTTACCTCTTTGTAATTTTTTCTTATGTTCATCCAATCTATGATATCCTCTATTAGTAGAACCTATATACACCTTATCATTCTTGGTATTTAGTATTCTATAAATAATTGATTCCATATTTAATTTATATTTTTTTTAACTTATTAGATTATACATTTAATTAACCATTAAGTTTACAGAAATATATATAGAATTATATCTCTTCTTTTTTCATTTTTAACAAAAAAAAATTAATATATACATTATGAAAAATAAAATATTAAAATACATAGAATTCATAAAAGAAGAATTAAAAGATACTGCTCCTAGTTATATAAAAGGTAAATTACAACAATTGCAGAAAGCTTTTGATGATTTATTTGATGAAGAATCATTAGATGATAATGAAGAGCCTGAAAATATTTCTATTGAGGATGCTAAAAATAATAAAAAGTCTGATAAAAAATTATCTGATTTAGGTGTTAAAAAGGATAGCTCAGAAATCTCATTATACTCAAGTAGTGATGATTCTCTAACAATTAAATATTCAGATGAAGAAGCTTCATATACTATGATAATATTTATTAATATTAGTAATGGTATACCAAAAGATGATAATTTTTCAGAAGATGATATTAATAAAATTGATGTTAAATTTAAAAAATATTTAAATGCAATAGATTTAGTTGGTACTACTAGACATTTATTTAATGTGGATAGAGTTGATGGTGAATTTATGTTTTCAAAATCTGAAGAGAAGGAAGAAGAGGAGACACAAGGTCAAAATAATCAAGAAAAAGTTCAAGACAAACAAGAGTCTGATGTTGATAAAATGAATATTATTGAATTTTTAGAGTTTTTA